AGAAGATTTACTTGAAAAAATTAATTTAATACGTCCTAATATATTCATCGTACCTGATGCTTGGAATGATGCTAATACAACATTAGTAAATGCTAAAAGTTGGATGATCAACTATAAGCAATACATTCCTGACGAGGTTAATTTAATGGCAGTATGTCAAGGTAATGATATGGGTGAATTAATCACAACATACCAAACATTAGTTGATTTAGGCTATACCCACATCGCATTCAACCACTCCAGTATTGCTTACAGAAAAGAATATGATGGAGCAATGCCTGATTTAAAAGCACAAATGTATGGTAGAATGGAATTTATTAGACGTTTAGTTGCGTCTGGTACTATTAGAAAATCTCATTACCACCATTTGTTAGGATGTTCATTGCCACAAGAGTTTATGTCATACAAAGATTGGCCATTTGTTAAATCAGTAGATACGTCTAATCCTATTTTAGTTGGTGCTGAAGGCAAAAAATACACTGATAGTGGTTTAACATGGAAACCAAAAGAAAAACTTGAACACTATTTTGAAAAAGATTTGAGTGGTCAAGTAGAAGATATTATATTTAATGTACAACAATTTAGAAAATTTATTAAATAATAAAGTTATGACAGAGTTTATTTCACTATACGATTATTTAGGTCGTGCAGCAGGTAAGGAATTAGGTAAACAAGTAGCAGATTATGCTTTAGCTTCTTGTGTAACATACAAAATAAGACAGGTATCAAATACAAAGTATGCAGGTCCGATTATGTTATATCCTAAATCATTTTTAGAATTATATTTTAAAGCATACAACGCTTAAACGGGAGTAAGCGTTTAATAAGTAAATACAATCCCAAACAAATAAATTTATCTATGAAACAAGCAGTATTATCACTGTCAGGTGGAATGGACAGCAGTTCATTATTGTTACACCTATTAGCTAACGGCTATAAAGTAACAGCATTAGGATTTGACTATGGTCAAAAACACAAAGTAGAATTAGAGCGTGCTACATCATTAGTACAGTACATTAACGATGGTTATGATTCTGAAGCAGAAAATATACCATACCAAAAGGTAAATTTTCAAATCATCAAATTAGATGGTTTATCTCAATTATTAAACTCAGCTTTAGTAACTGGTGGATCTGATGTTCCTGAAGGACACTACGAACAAGATAACATGAAAGAAACAGTTGTACCTAATCGTAACAAAATTTTCTCTTCATTGATTCAAGCAGTAGCATTGTCTCTTGCAACTAAAGATTTAGGAGACGGACAATTAGAAAAAAGAGATGTAGCTATTGCAATGGGCATTCATGCTGGTGATCATGCTATTTATCCTGATTGCAGACAAGAGTTCCGTGATGTTGATTTTGAAGCATTTAAAACAGGTAACTGGGATTCAGAATTAGTATACCACTACACTCCATACCTTGAAGTAAATAAATTCGATATCCTAGAGGATGGGCAAAAATCTTGTAATATCTTAGGTCTCGATTTTGATGAAGTATATAAACGTACAAATACCTCTTACAAACCAATGTTACACACAGTACATGTAGATGGTAAAGTTAGTTATGAAAGTTGGTTTAGTGATTATAAATCAGCAGCATCAGTAGAGCGTATTGAAGCATTTATTAAATTAGGTCGTCCGGATCCTGTAGCATATGCTGATGAAACAGGACCTGTAACATGGGAAGTAGCTAAATCTCATGTAGAAAAAGTATTAGCTGAACACAATTCGTAAACAAAAACCCAATATAGTTATGAGTTATCAAACTAAAGTACGTGCAAACTACTTAAATCGCACAGCAAAATTGTCATTCTTTACTCACCGTCAACGCACTGGTGATTTGACAAGATTATCTGAAGAGACAGGTTATTCAGTTAGCCATTTGTCTAACATTACAGCTTTCAGACGTAGAGTAAACGATACTATTGCTAACGCAATGTACATGTTAACACGTCGTCGTGTAAAAAATGCTGAATTAGGTTTAGCTTAATTCACACCCCAACATCCACCCCTAAAAAGGTGGATGTTTTTTAATTTATTATTATGCATGAAATTTTCCATATATTAGGATTTTGCGGAGATAAACACCCAAGCATTATTGCTGTAATATCTGAGTGGCATAATTTTAGCCCTATATTTAAAATGAGTAAAATAGACCCACACAAACTACTTATCAGTAGTGATTTTTACAGTATACAAGGTGAAGGTATTTCATCTGGTATTCCTTCATACTTCGTACGTTTAGGTATTTGTAACCTAACTTGTGGTATGAGTAGAGCATTTACAAACAAATTATTAAAAGAAGCATCATTAGAAGATGGTGAAATATTTGTTGGTGACTTACACGCTGAAGGTAAAGCAACTTGGACTTGCGATTCTACATCTCAGTGGTTATGGAGAGGTGAAGATAAAGAATTCGATTATTTAATTAAGCGTTGGAAAGACGAAGAAGTATATGATGACATCTTAAAAGGTGATGTTCGTGTTATTTGGACTGGTGGTGAACCATCAATTAAAGGACATCAAGAAGCAATTGTTAATTTTACTAACTATTGGTTAGCTAAACATATTGACAATACTGTTAGTCCATACTATGAAATTGAAACAAACGGTACAAACTATATTGAGCATGATTTATTTGCAATGTTAGATCAAATCAACTGCTCACCTAAATTAGCCAATTCAGGTATGACTGAAAAGCAACGTATTGTGCCTGCTGCTATCAATCGTATTATGGAACATAAAAACTATCAATTTAAGTTCGTTATCAGCACAGAAGACGATGTACAGGAATTATTCCGTGACTTTGTAATACCATTTAATATACCGCTTAAAAACGTTGTTTGTATGCCTGGTTTAGATGATGTATTAGATTTTGAAGAGCGCACTCAATTCTGTTTAGAAATGGCTAAGAAATATAGATTCCGTGGATTAACTAGATTGCATATTGCTGCTTGGAATAAAACATTAAATGTATAATATGGAAACTAGAAGAGATTTTTTTAAAGCACTAGGTATGTTTGCTGCAGGAGTAGTTGGTGCTAAAATAGCAAGTTACACTCCTAAAAAACAAAAAGAAGAATTGCAAGTCGCTGAATCTATAGTTGTAAAAGATAAAAATGGTAATGAATTTAATATGGTTGTAGTACCTAAAAAGGAAGAAAAACAACAACCAATTGCTCCAAGATCATCTAGCTTTGATCCAAATGAAAGAATGAGAATTAACTCAAATGGATTTGCAACAATAGGAAACTACCAGCAACCAGAAACTCTTATGATAATTAGTCAAAATAAAAACCTACGTAAATTAAATGCTTAATATGAAGATGTTAATTATTTTAGGATATGTTGTAATAGCTGCCTTATCGGTATTTGGTGCTATAGACATGATTAAACAAGTCAATAAATTAAAATAATATGCCAAAGTACAAAATTATGGGTGAACGTACTCTTGTAGAAGCTTGGACTTATATAGTTGAAGCTGAAGACGAAGATCAAGCACTAGAGATGGTTGAAGAATGCCCTGATGGACTATGTGATGGTATTACTCGTTTACAAGATGATCAGTGCTATGAAGACAATACTGAGTTTTCATTCTTAGAAGAAATTGTTGAACCTAAAAAAACAAAGAAAAATGTCAGAAAAAAAAGTAGATAAAGGTAAAGCAGCTAAAAAATTACATCAGCTACAAAAGAAGCTTAATCGCACAAACGAAAATGAAAGTTGGTTAAAACGTAAGATTAAGCAGATTAGAGAACACAAGCTAATCCAGATTTTAAGATACAAAACTAAAAAATAATATGTCAAAACAATTATCAATGTGGACTTGTAAGTATTGTGGCAATGATACTTCAAACGTAGAATACGACTATTTAAGTGGTTATGATCATTTATCCTGTGCTTTAAACGCTGAATTTAAATCAGACGAATACGACCACTGTATACTATGTGGTGTTGAAACACCTTATAAACGCAGTACCCATGTTGATATGAGGTTAGGTTACATTGAGGGTGCTGGGCAATTATGTTCTGCATGTTGGGATAAAGGTAATGATAGAAGCATGTTAGCTATCCCTGAACATATTATTCGTAATACTTCTAATGATCAAGAGTTGGGAGCCAAAGTAAGGAAATTATATTGGGAAAGTAAATTATAATTATGGTATTAGAGTATAATAATGCTATTACTAATGATGATTGTCAAATATTAATAGATGCAGCTCAAATGCATCTTATTAAAGCAAAAACACTAGGAGCTAATATAGATGGATATAGAATAGCAGAAAGTACTTGGCTTAGCTCTAACAGAGAATCATCTAAAAGAATACTAAATATCGTATCAGAACTAACAAAATTACCTGTTAGTAATATGGAATCAATTCAAATAGTAAAATATGGAATTGGAGGTCAATATAAATTACATCATGATTTTTTTCATGAGAGTGAAAGCTATGCTGAAGATATTTTAAAAAATGGTGGAAATAGAGTAAAAACAGCATTAATATATTTAAATGATGATTTTGAAGGTGGTGCTACTGAATTTCCTAACCTAAATCATACTGTTATTCCTGCTAAAGGCAAGATGGTAATATGGGATAATATAACCATTAATGACGAATTAGACTATGATAGTATTCATACTGGTTTGCCTGTTACATCCGGAACTAAATATATCGCTGTGATATTCATAAGAAAAGAAAAATTTGTTTAGTCAAACAAAATACATTATATTTAAACAAAAATGAAGATGGAATTATTAAAAAAATCAAATGGTAGTTTAGCTCGTACACCAAAAGAAATTGAGCAAATGATTGATAAAGCAGCTAAAGCATACGGAAATTTCCTTAATGCAGTGGGATTTGATTACACAGCTGATAGACAAACTGAAGATACACCTCGTCGTGTAGCTAAAGCGTGGTTAAAGGACTTAATCATAGGTAGTATTAGTGATGAACCAAACATCACAGTATTTCCTAATGATGAAGGATATAGTGGTTTAGTAATTCAATCAGGTATTCCTATCGTTAGTATGTGTGCACACCATAACTTAGCATTTACAGGTTATGCTACAGTAGCTTATGTACCAGCAGAAAACGTTATCGGTTTATCTAAATTAAATCGTATTGTTGAATGGTTCAGTCGCAGACCACAAATGCAAGAATCATTAACACAACAAATTCATGATTACATTGCTGATAAAATGACTTGTGAATCAGTAGCAGTTAGTATTGCTTGTAAACATACATGTTGTTCACATAGAGGTATTAAACACCCATCTGTAATGACTACAAATAAATTTAGTGGTGTGTTTATGGAAAAAGATAATTTGATTCGTGAAGAATTCTTACACGCGATTGAAGTAAATGGAACTAAATTCTAATTATGCAAGTAAAAGAATCAAAAACAAACTGGCACTTTTATATCAGCTTGATCAAATCCGGTTTCCGAATAGGAGCCGGATTTGCTCTTATACTTGAAAATGTGGGATTGTCAGGAGTTTTACTTATATTAGCCGAGATATTAGGTATATTAGAA